CCAGGTATCTGATGAGGCGCATCTCAAAGAATGATGCCTTCTGAGCGAAGTGCTCCATGCCGAATGCCACCTCACTGCGCCCTACTGGCTGCGAGTAGTCACCACTCTGTTGCTGGAGTCCCTTATTTTTGAGCTGATAGGTCAATCCAAAAACAGCGTCTTCAGCAGACCTCCATGCAATCACGGGCTGAATGAACAATACAAGCTGCTCCTCTTCAGGTGTGAGAGTCTGATTGTTGTAAGCATCGAGCAAATGGTTGTAAAATACGGTGCCCAATATCGGCATCACTCGGAGCTGCGCTTGAGTGGCTACATATGGGAACACATCAGTCACATCCACATTTGCAGTGATGGGAGTGTTCGTCTTGAGATAGTTTTCTGTGATGAAGTACAACATTACGCTTGAGGTATTTGAGGTTGTGCGGCTGCTTGTGCTTGATTTGACGTGATGTCACCACCTTCAATCGGTGGAAGTGATGCGAGTGCTCTGACCTCATTGATGGTCATTGTTTCAAGAACCTTGGTAGCAACCAATGGGCTGAGTGAGTTGAGCGCATCAGATGTCTTGCTTGCATCTCCTTCGATTTCAACAATGGTTTCATTGATGATTTGGAAGTTGTTGATCGTGAAGTCAGCGAATCCGAGCTTGGCGATATGCAGAATCTCATTGAAGATATCTTGAACTTGCTCACGCAATGGCATGACAACGTTTTTCTCGAATATGATGTATGCCTGCTTGATATCGCTACCAGAACCAAGTGAGCCAGTGGTGCGGACACCCATCAATATTGGGTCAATGGTGTGAGCGAAGCAGATTTGCTCTGTATTCAATGCGGATGCTTCCTGGAATAGTTTGTCATTCGAGTTGGTTGGAATGCTCTCAATCTTTGGAAGCTGGTCTTGTGAGTTGGCAAAAAATGCGGCAGTCTTGCCAGCGTTCTGTGCTCCCTTGAGTTTGTCGATGGTGTTACGCAGTACGTTCTTTTCCTCCTCCGATTGCGGACGTTTTGGGAACATAATCGCAAACGATGGGAAGATGCTGTTCTGAATGTTGCTCTTTGCAAAAAATGAAAGGTCGCCACTCAAAAATGCGAAGTTAAGTGCAGAGCTGTACTTCGGCAACGGATACCAATCTTGACCAAGTGTCTCGACCTCATAAACGAACAACTGCTCTGTGTCAGTGCAAGTCGGATGATGTCTCTTGATTTCTTGCACGTTGATTCGAGCCGACCAATCCTCACAAATGAAGTACTGATTGTGCTGTCGACCACGTCTCACCTTCTCTGGCGATACGTTATGCACTCTCTTGAGCTTCATTTTCTCATCAAATACCAATCGGAAATACACACGATTGTGCACAACCAATTGCTCGGTGACTGCTCTTGCAATCTTTTTGATGTTGACTTTCTTCTCGAATGTGTAGAGGTCAAGTAAATCCTTGGCTGTTGCACCATCAACTTTGATATCGAAGCCACCACCAATGACAGCGTTGGTCTTGTAGTCCACGATGGCACCATGAAGAGGCGAGCTGAATACCATCTGGTTGAGAAGCTCTGGATACATATTGTCCTGTCCAAATGGAATCCATCCAGCGGTGGTGTATCTGCCATTGACGTATGGCAAAGAGAGGTTTGCGCCACCAACTTTCAAGAATGGTGTGCTGAATGCCTCATAATTTGGAGAGATGACTTCCATCTCTGGTTGTTGTTTTGCTCTGAATCTATCGTACCAAGCCATAGTTAGTCATAAATTGATGAAACCGATGCACCACTCACAACCATTCTGCCCTCTTCAATGACAACACCAGTGGTATCCTCGATTGATGTGGGTGGAATTGTGGATTCGTACACCGAGTATGTATATTGTCCCTTCATTAGCTCGACATCAATTGGCTCATCCAGGTAGAATAGGTTGAATCTCTCTGGATAGTCTGAGTCATCGGGTGCTGTGAAGAGGATTGGGTCTGATGTCGGGTTCATTTCGTTCTGAAAAACGAACAAATAAAATGGCGAAGTCAATGTCGACACCTCTGTCAGTGTCAGCACAATCGAATTCACCTCTCCCTTGTTAATGTAAATCATTTACTTATATTGCAAAAGGGTTAAATTTTGTTCACAAAAAAAAGCCACCCGATATGGATGGCTCTTTGTAGTAGGTTATTTGATATTAAAGAGCTGGGACAACAGCAGCAACAGCAGCTGATTCAATCTCGTATGCGAGGAAATCATTCTCTGCGATTAATGTCACAGAATACTTGCTACCATCTGCACGAGTAGTGCCAGAGCCTTCACCAACAGCACTCAATTGAAGGTATGGGAAGTACCAGTACTTTCCGTTCATATCCTTCACGATTGCGTTAAGGTATTGCTGACCAGCACCCAAGATTTTGATTGCTTGAGATTTGTCCTGGTCACGGCGATGGAACATCAAAGAGATGGTCGCAGTGACATAAGATGAACCATTCACAAGGTCAATCGCTGCATCTTCCACATAGCTTCCAGTGTTTCTGCGTATCTCGAATGGAGTATAGTCAGGAGCACCAGCTACCAATGTGATAGAGTCAACAGTCCAAGTGTTGGTTGCATCAAGGGCAAAAGTGTCAATGTTGTCTTGCTGATTAATCCAAATCTTCTCGATGCCACCACTATTGTTGTCGCACGATTTTACGATTGTTTCTAAAGCTTCACAAGCCATAATTTTTGATTTATCAGTTTAAAAAATAGGGGGGAATTTCACCCCCCTGGATATATTAAGAGTAGAGAACTACTTCAGCACCGTTGACGTGAGTGAAACCAACTTTCATGTTGGCACGAGTGCGGATGTACGGCTCAGCAACTGTGTCAGCAAGGTTTACAGCTTTCAACGCTTTAGAGTCACCTTCAGCATCGAATGCATAGATAAGGTTGTCTTTCAAAGTCAATACAGCTGTATCGTTAGGCATACCCTCACAAACAACAACCTTAACACCTAAGTATGTCAATTGAAGTGGAGTAGTTACATATGTCATGGTGTTGCCAGAAGCAGCAGCCAATTCGTATGCGTTCGCTACGTTTGTAGAAACATACAAGCGAAGGTCAGCTTTTTTACGGATGATATCAGATGGAGCTGCTGCGAAGATTTTCGCTAACTCAGCCAATACATTCGATGCAGTCACAGTTGTGTTTGCAACATCTACAACAGTTGCATCAGCCAATAAGCCTTTGATGTAACCATCACAAAGAGCCAAAGTAGCGTTTGCGCTCTCTGTGTCACCTTGCCAACGGATGAGCTCGAGGTCATTACCGATAGCTTTAGCCATTTCATTCCAGTAGAAATCCATGAAAGATGCAACAGTGAAATCACCATTTGAACCTTTAGCCATTTGAAGGGCAAGGAATGATTGCTCTAAATCAAATTGACAGATTTGCGCCATGCTTGAAAGGGCACATACCGAAATCTCAACTGCGCTCAAGTCATCATCGGGAGCCGTGAATGAGCAGTTAGAGGCTTGCAACGGCTGTGAAAATAACACGGTTGCAAGTTTAGTCTTATCCTTTACACCTGGTAAAAGACGGTAATTGTCAGCAAGAGATTCTTCACTCAAGTATGCTTTAGAGTAGAATGCCTCTGGGTTCGCTGCCAATAAAGCGGATGAGTCAACATCCAAATCGAAACGGAGTTTTCTTGACATTTTTATTTGTTTTTTATTGATTACTGAATTGTCTAAATGCGGCAAATTTTTGGCTCATTGTAGCCTCGGCAATTTGCTCCTCTGCCTTATCTTCTTCTTTCTCTGCATACATCTCTTCCATCTGATTGCGAAGGTCAGCGATGATGGCAATTAATGCCTTCTCACGCTCCTCAATCACTGGCATCACGATTGCAAGGATAGCTTCTGCGTCTGTCGCTGGGTCAATAGCCATCTCTGTGTCAGTTGTAGTGGTGTCCTCTTCAGTTGTTTCTTCAACTGTTGTATCTTCCATTGCAACCTCTTCAGTTGACATCTCTTCCTCAACCACTTCTTCAGTTGGTTCTTTTTCCACCTCTTTGATTTCAACAACCTCGCCATCTTTAACGACGTAGATTTTGTCCTCAATGTTGTGTTCTCCATCAGGTAACTTCATCTTATTTAGTTTAATTTGTTCCGATAACTTGAGACCAAGGAAGCCTTCGATTGAGAAACCAACTTGACCCTCTTCAACCAATTTGTTGTAGTATTCTGGGTCAGTCACTTGAGCAGTCACCATGAGAGTTCCTTCCGGTACTTCGATACCAAATGTGCTGAATGCTTTGTCTTTGGTTGGGTTGTCCACAATCCATGTCTCAAGGATGTAGGCTGGGACCTTCTTGTCAGTGTCATGCTCCAGGTTGAAGATGTCACGATTGCGGAGGTCAGCCATAAACTTTGCATGAATTTTTTCAATAACATCAGCGGTGAACTGCACATAATAGTCACCCTCCTCAGAATCTCTGCGATAGATGTCCATCGGTATCATTGCTGGTGCAGTGATGCGGTATTTCACATCGTCAGCGAAAAGCATTTTTTTCTCGCTGCTGAATGCAAGACCCTTCACCTTTATGGCTGGCATATTGGTGAACGCAATCATCTCGATTCCCAAATTCTCGCCATCGCTGAACTCGTCATCGATAGTGATTTTGTAAATTGGAAGGTCTTTGGTCATGCTTATATTGCAGATTTATTATCTTTGTTCATAAATTGATATTATGATACAAGTATTTGACCAGGAGATTCCTAACAAAATGAGTGAACTGACCATCGAGCAGTTCGAAAAAATCAGCCAAATCCTAAACAACCAAGACTTCGACAACATCGAGAAATATGTTGAGATGTTCAAATATCTTGGTATCAAAGAAGAGCTATGGGATGACTACCCATTCAGCGAGTTCATCAAGCTGGTGCAAGATTTCAACCTCGATTCATATACACCTAATGAAGCTCAGGCAACCATCGAGTTGGAAGGCTTCACCTATGAGGCACAGCTCAAGCTGTCAGTTAAAGAGACCAAGCTCATCGAGAAGATTGTGAACACCAAGCCAAACCACTATATCAGTGACATCCTGGCGATTATGTTCAAACGCAGTGACCTATCCAACACAGAACACTTCACCGATGCTCACCTCAAGCACAAAGCAAAGTTATTCCGCACTCAGAAAGCAGAGTTGTGTGTGCCTTACATTGTATTTGTGACTGAGAAAATCGCTGAATATGCCCAAGCCAACGCTGCCCAAGGGGTGGAATCAAGTCAGTCTTGAGCAGTTCATTGAGCTGCGTCAACTCAAAGCAGAGGATGGTGCATTCAACCACAACATCGATATCCTCTGTGCGCTAACAGATGCCATACCAGATGACTTCGATGACCTCGACATCGCAGAGATAGGCGAAATCTTCAAGGACCTTCAGTGGCTCTACACCGAGCCGAGCAAATTGTATACCGATAGGATTGGAAAGTTCTATCTCAAGCCAATGACTGACCTGACTCTCGGTGAGTTCATCGACCTTGAGTACTATTTCACCACTGACTACATCAAATATCTTCCGAATATCTGCTCTCTGCTGTATCGCATTCCAGAGATCGTGGAGGATTCAGTTGTCGCAAAGTGGGAATCAACTGATTTCAAGACATCGAGTCGGGTGCATTACTTCCTGGACCAACCAATCACCAAGATGTATGGTGTGCTGACCGAGTATATCAAGTTCAGAGATAACTTTATCACCAGCCACAAGAACCTAATGACCGAGCAAGTGGTGGATGACATCGATGAAATCACTGACCCGGAAGAAAAGAAGGAAGCAGAGCGTGAGAAGTCCTCTCAGAAATGGGGATGGGAGCAGCTCATCTGGTCCATGTGCAATGGTGACCTCACCAAATATGACCAAGTGATTCGAATGAAGCTCGTGCTTGTATTCAATTTCTTGGCGATGAGAAAAGAGCTGGATATTTAGTAGTCGAGTGAGTAGTTGAATTCACCGAATAGCGGCACAAAGTCATATATCACCTTTGGTCTTTTGCGAAGCAGTCCACCAAGCTCAAGGATTGGGAACTTCTGAGCCAGGTCAGCCACATACATTCCATACATTTCAGCAATCAATCCATTCATCTCCATCGATTGGTTGAATTTCTTAACCAGGTGAAAGGGTGCGATGGTTGCTGTGCCGTTATTTAGATACCCAAAATAGTAGGCGGCAAGAATTTCGATACGGATGTTGCCCTCTGTACTCACCTTTGCATTGATGCGCACAGAATCATACAGCGTATATGTGTCGATTAGTGCTTCATCCTTGATGACTTTCTTGAGCGTGTTTGCCATCCTCCTTCTGATAGGATATTTGAAGTTATATTCTCCTGTATTTTTGTACCTTCCCATTACTTATATTGCAATCAGTCACCAATTTGTTTAGGAATCTGACAATCTGTCCATGAATCCATGGTGAATGTGATGGTCATCAACCACCCAGCAGCATAGTCGAGGAGGTCATTGTTGAGAGGCACCAAAGCTGGGAAGCCGACCACATCAAAATCACGATCATTGTTGTTGAAAGTGTAGTTCAAATACAAGTCCATGAGAATCTGGTGGCAGTCACTCAAGATGACATTGATGTTTGCTCGGTCCTTTTGGATGATGTCAAAGCAATAAATCTCCAGTGTGAAATCATTTGTATTCTCGGTTGGAATCGCATCCACTGGCACGATGTACACAATCGGATACTTCTCATCCTTGGTGGCGAAGTTGAAGAGCTGCTCTTTGAAGTCAGAGCCCACCTTTTTTACTTGGAGATGGGCGTTGTAGAATGCGATGATTTCGTTGATGAGTGCTTGATAGCTTATCATAGTACTGAGTTTTTCATGATTTTGTTGACCTTGCTTTGTGTGGCTGTCATCTCTGTTTCAGATACCACAGCGGTGACGGTTATGTTGTTGCCTTGCTCCATGGATTGAGGAGCTCCAGCGTTGTTGGCTGCGTTGCCTTGACCGAATAGGTTGCCAGGTACGAATGATGGAACAGCTGTGTTGCCTACATTTGCAGCGCCACCACCCACACCACCTCCAGAACTTGGAGTCTGAACCGATGCGCCACCACCACCAATGAACTTGGAGATGGATGATGCCACGATTGTACCGATGGAAGTAGCCGCACGAATCTTGGCACCGGCAGCAGCTGCTGATGCGAGTGCGAGACCACCATCAGGCAAGAGCTTCCATGTTGGGTTTGAATAGTATCCAGATATTTCTCTCTGTGTGTTGACGATGATTTCACCGATGGCGAGTGCTTTGTCAACCAAGAAGAGTGCGTTGGCGAGCTTCTTATTCTCACCAGCCAATTCAGTGAGTCCCGATATGAGACCTTTGGCGGCACCAAGTTTGGCTTGAGCAAGTGACTCATCTGCTGCGATGACAGCTTCATTGTACTTCTGTTGGTCCTCAAAGGATTTCATGTTGCCCTCTGCTTGAATTTGGAGAGATTGATTTCGAGTATTCACCAATCCGCTGACGATATCAGTTGCCTTCTTGGTTTCAATCTTTACAAATTCATTGGCTGATTCTTTTCTGATCGTGTTGATTTCTAAATCACGAGCAGCCTCAAGAGCGGTAACATCTTGCTTGTATTTTTTAGCCTCTGCAATCAGTGCAGCATACTTGGCTTTTGTGTCATCAATTTCTTTTTGACTTTGAGTCTTGCCAGAATCAATGACCAGCTTGTTGGCTGCTGCAATTTCTTTTTGAATGGCTGCTCTTCCAGCCGCATATGCTTTGGCATTCTCTGCCGCCTTTGCTTTTGCTTCCTCTTTAGCCTTGTCATCCTTGGCTTTCTGCTCAGCATCGTCAGCAATCTCAATCAGCTTGCGCTCTTTCGAGCCATCCTTGACAATTTTATTCTCATCCTCGATGCGCTTTCTTAGAGCTTTACGTCTCTCGATGCTGTCCTTGTCTGACAATCCCTTGAGTTCAGCATATTCTTTACGAGCATCTGCCAATCTTTTCTTGGCGGCATCACTAATGGCTTTGGATTTCTTGAGCTCAAGGTCAGTGGTATCTTTACCAGCTGCCTTTGCTTTGGCAATCTCGATATCATATTGGTCTGAGATGGCAGCAGTGCGCTTCTCTGATGACTTGAATGCCTTCTCATTAGCCTTCTCCATTTTGCGAGCATTCTCTTCAGCCGCATAGCTTGTGAGTCCGAGCCAATCGGTCAGCTCTTTGAATGCATCGATGAGCAAGTTGACTGGAGTCATTAAGAAATCAATGGCTTTTTGTAGTATGCCAATCTTATTTAGGAAGATTACTATTGCAGCGACAATGGCAACCACAACGGCCACCAATAAGAAAATTGGGTTGGCAAGAATCTGAGCTCCGAGCTTAACGAATGCGCCACCCATAGTGGTGACAGTACTCGTGAGTCCTTTCATTGATTTGCTGATATCCTGAGCATTCAAGCTACCAAGATTCTTGCTGAATACCTTCGCTTTCTCAGATGCCTCTTCGAAGTCGAGTGACATCAATGAGTCCTTGATGCCGCCAAATGAGTTACTGATTTGCTCGAATTTCGAACCAGACGCGAACACATTCACAGCATCATTGGCATCCTTTATCCTATCCGCTACCTCACCAGCTCGCTGGGCGAGAGCCGCCATTTGTTCCGGGTCAGATGCTTCTGCAATGGATGCCTTGAGTGAACGGAGCTCTGCCTTGAGTGATTGGACACCCGAGAGCTTGAGAGGTATTTCTATTTCATTAGCCATATATTCTGACTTCGATTGGTGAGTTTCTTAATTTTGAATCATCGTGTGCATGAGTCTGAGTTCTGCACGTTATGACCACAATGTTGCCATCGCTGTTGACGTAGGCAGAAGCAAGGTAGTCATGTTCTACATTGCCAATTATGACAAAAGTGTTTAGAGAATCAAATGCTGTGGTCGGAGTACCGAGATACTCTCCAACGGCTGTGCGAGTCCATGTGATATCACCGATGTTGTCAGCCAATACCACGGCAGTCGGGTCATCAGTTCCACTCTGCGTTAGTAGTGCGACATATGTCTGACCAACAGCAGCAGCTCCGTTGATGCGAGGTGTGATGATACCATCCTCTTGGAGTGTTCTGTTGTCACCGATAACTAAGCCACGAACTCCATCACCGATGTTGTTGCCGGTGCCACGCACGATGACATCGTATCCTGATAGGTTGACATTCGCCTCTGTTGATCGTGTAGATAAATTGGTGCTGTGAGATGCGGCAGTGATTGGTGGTGAGACTGGTGCGCCTGGATTCGTTACGAATGGAGCGAGGTCAATCTCAGTGTCTATGCTGATGAGCTCCACCTTGGTAGGCACATCTGCATTGGCATCATAGTCGATGACCTTGTTGATGTTCCACCATGAGTTGTCGATGCGAATCTTGTCATTGAGCTTGAGCGTTTGGATATCTGCCTCATTGAGGTGGAAGTAAGCCACCAACATCTTGCCCACGTTTATCTGGTTGACTGTCCTTCTCCAGTACAGATTGTAGAGCGTGTTCGCAGTCAGTGTGCTCGGTGTATAGTAGTAGTAGTCGCAAGTTGCGAAGTTGATGTCAAATGATGGTGTGAGCGCATCATCAAAGTGACCGAGCATCGGATAGGTAGTGATGCCAAGCTCACCCGTTGTACCGTACTCAATCAAGTCCCATGAGCCGCACGTCTGCTCTCCACCATCATACAAGATGCGGATGTTGGTCTTGGGTGCTTCACCATTCAATGATGGCACATAAGCATCGAATGAAGTGGCTACCACTGGAGTCGGTGAGAAGATGAGCTCCTTGGTCTCTGTGTCACGCACATATTCATTCTCAAAGGTATACTCGAGCTGACCATAAATCTCGTCAGTCATCTGAGTGTAAACCACATTCGGTGAATCGTTATCTGCCTTGTATGTGAGCTTGAGCTTCTTGCTCGTGAGGTCTGGAAGGAAGATGAGATTCTGCTCTCTGTCCTTCATCAGCTTCTGCGACCAATCCTTCTCTGCTCCGCTGTCATAGTATTCGTCACGATGGCGAAGGATGAGCTTGTTTGGTTGGTCTGTGTCCGTATCAGCATAGAGGTTGTACATCTGAAAGATTGACTTGATGTAGTCGCTCTGCTTGATTTTGAGTGGCACATATTGGTTGATGTCCAGGATGCCTCCAATCACTTGAATGTTGGCAGTTGGAAGGATGCGAACTCTCAGGCTGTTGACCTTGACCACAAGATTCACAGCAGCCAATGCGCTTGTCGATACATCAAACCAAGCAGTGAATCCGGTGTAGCTACCAACTTGAATCTGAAACGTAGTGCCAGCGATGAGGATTCCAGCTCCAGATGTGCTCTCTGAAATGGCAACAGTCCCCGTCTTGGTTCCGCTTGTCAATAGTGTCTGACCTGGTGTGAGCGTGGTATTGATTGGAAGTGTCTGCGTTGGTGCGATGTTGCTGAACTGACCCACATATGAGCCGAATGCAGCAGCGATGCGTGGTCTTGCATTCTGAGCGTTGTTGCTGTTGATGACATCACTTGCTGTTGTGTTGTCAATCATGAAGTCGAAGTTGACCTCATACTCCATGGTGTAGCCTTCGCCAGCTGATGCAGTGGTTGTGATTGGTATGGTGTAGACTCCAGTCGTTGGATTGAATGAGCCTTGCACGTCAGTGATTTCAGTCCACCCAGTTACGTCATCATAAGAGCCGAATGAGTTGGTCGGAGTGTTCACATCGAATGGTCCATCGGTAGCCTCCACCAAATAATCAGCTGTATCAAATGTGTTGCTGTCACCATTGTAAGGAATCAACAGCTTGTCGAAGCGAGCAGATGCCAGGTCACTCCATTCGTATTGGAAGCCAGCAGTGGCGAAGATGCGGTCAAAGTATGTCTTGGCATAGATGGCTGGCTTCATCTGACGGACATTATATATGTTGTCAGTGTCATATGGCAGAACATACTTGAAGCCGTCAGTGATCGTGTTGTTGAATGTTGCCACGATGTCAGCAGCCGAGAAGGTATGGTTGAGGTCAGTGAAGTCCAGGTCAGTCAGGTCCTTGTTGGCGATGGCTGTAAAGAACTCCACTCTCGTATCCTTGATTAGGACCTCATATTCGACAGCTTGCTCATAGGCATCTGTCTGCTGATTCTTGTTGACTGACAGCAACTGGAGCAGCGCATCCTCCATGATGGGCACCCCGTTCTGGATGACGCTGCACTTGGTCAGTGCATTGATGTTGAATGTGCCAGCAGAGATGTTGACATCATAGTAGTGGTTGAGCAAATCGTTGTTGTTCTTGCTGCCCACCAATGTGATGGTCTTGGAGAAGGCTCCGCTGCGCTTGGTGAGGTCACGAATGTCCCCGACTGCGAAGTTCAAAGGGAATACTGTCCCCTCCTTCACATCGAGGAATCCATTCTCAAGTTGAATTCTAACCATTTATATTGTCCTGGTTTGCGAGGCGCACGCTGATTGATTGGCGCATCAAGTTCTTATTGCGTTGGTTGAGCATCTCATAGCTGTTGTTTTCAACGATGCATGGTTGATAAGCTGTCGACTCAGGAATATGAATCGGGCAACCATCCTCATCGATGAGCGGAATGCCATCCTCTGTGGTGACGTAGGTGACAATCTTGAGGAACGTCTGTGGTGACGTCATGAGCTCCTCGAAGTAGGTCGCCATGTTCTGCGTCATCCAGTTGGTGTTGAGGTCGATGCGCTTGGTGACGTTGGTGTTGAAGGTCTTGAAGCCGAACTCCTCTGTCTTGTATACCCATTGGTCAGATGCGTTGACGTAGCCAGCAACATCTTGGTTGTACATCTCACGACTAACCTCACCACGCTCATATGATTTGAGCTGGAAGGCGAATGATGACCATGAACCTAATCGGTCAAGGAACAATACATGATACTCAGAGATGAGCACTCTGCGGTCTAAATAGATGCGGTACTTGACAGAGTCTTGCTGCGGTAGTGTAGCTCCATTGCTGAAAAAGAATTCATACCACTCAACAGTGTTGTCGATGAGGTCACCGGTACCTACCAGGATACCATAGTTGTTCGGACCCACTGGCACCTGGATGATGTCATTGAGCGTGCCTACCGATTTGTAGAACACATCTCCGTTGCTGTTCTCAAAGATTACTCTGTCAGTGCCTTTCGGGTTGAGCAGATTGAGATACAAGTCTTGACCCAATGTGCAGTAGAAATCAGCTGTCGGTTGGTTGGTCAGCCACATCGATGTTGATGCGTTGAGCTTGTAGTCAAAGTAGTCGTATGTCGGGAAGTCCAACCATCTGAAAGCTCCATTGAACACATACTGATTCTCTATCTCAGTGATATCCCTGGTGATGGTCTTGCGCTTGTCAGCATAGCTCACCGAACCATCGATTGCAGCGTCAGTGATCGTGGACCAATTGACGTTGACAACGAATGCCGAGCCAGTTGCGCTGACAACGGTGTGCAGTCCTTCGAGCTGTGGGTTGGCAACACCACCATCAGCTTGTGTGATGATGACCTGGTCACCTGATGCGAATGAGTTGGTCACGTTTATCTGTACGCTGCCACTCGCATTCGTTAAGCTGCTTGTGTAGGCTACCTCATAGACATACTCCTCACCAATCTTCACATCATATTTGTAGTATGAATTCGGTGCGGCATAGTACGATGTGAGCTCTGTGTTCAAATCCCAGCTCACTTTGTTCTGGAGCAGCTTTGAGAGGTCCTCTTCACCATAGCCAGTACCGAATGTTGGTAGCACTTTGTACTCCGCAATCTTGTTGGCAGTGCCAGCCTCATAGACATCAAAGATGTAACGAAAGCCAGTGAGGTTCTTGTTGGTTGAGTCAACCTGGAACTTGACCGGATTGTATGCTGGTGTGAATACTTGAGGTGATGCGATGAGTGTCTGCGCCATTACTCCCCTTTTAGTGCTTTAAGTTCAGCGTACAAAGCGAGTAACTCAGCTTCTTTTTGCGCTACCAATTCCTCGGCGGTTGGTTCGTCAACCTCTATAAATTCAACGCGAACAAGTCCGTTGTCGTCGTATATTTCGTTTCTTACTTGTGGCATAGTTAAAGTTTTATGCTGATGTTATTCCGACAAACGGAGCGTTTCCGTTTGCAGAGTTTACTGCGCCAAATGTTGTAGGAGCTGAACCAATTGGATAAGCAGTTGTTGGGTAAAAATAAGTTGTTGGTGCAGAAACTCCTCCGTGACCAATAAGTATCATGGTTGTTGCTGAAAGAAATGTGATTTGAGCCGTGCCTTGTGAATGCAAAGCAAGCCAATAAGTAGTTCCAGCATTAAAAGAAAATGATGCTATGGCGGTTTTGATTCCGTTTGTTGATAAGTCTAAGTTTGCACTTTCATACAATTTTTGGTCGGGTAGTCCATTGAGATTAGAGTAAATCAAAATTCTTGCCAGCGCTCCAGCTTGTAAGGTACTTACATTGATATAAAATGAAGCACTTGAAAAACTAACCATTGGTATAAAAGGCATGGCGTATATTCGTTGATTTGATAGCGCTGCAGTGGGTAAAGATAGCGCCGAAGTTATCATATAACTAACAGACCTACCACTAACAACCAAAGGCGCATGCACACCACTCGCACCACCACCACCGCTATACTGCGGAATGTTCAAAGTGTCAGCAATCAAAGTCGCTGGGCCGCTTGTACCCGTTGTGGTTAGCGTCAATCCGTTTTGTTTGTCGTTAAACGTATTCCAGTCGGCAATGCTTAGATAGCCGTCTTGCGTGCCGTCAGCTTGGTCTATTGATATGTCAGGAGTAGTACCGCCCGTTGATACAAGCGGAGCCGTTGCCGTTACGTCAGTGACACCACCAGAGGATGCTGCTGCATCGATGATTTCTTGACCGGTGATTGATCGTGTGACGTAGCTGCCACTCTCAAGCGTTGATACCTCGAGTAGGTCAGTGCCTTCGAGGTTGGCTCCCTTGGGAGTCATCTGTGATATCTTCTGTGTTCTAAATGCCATCTTATGCAAGTACTAATTCGAGACCTGAGCCGTTAACTGCTCCTTCACAATAAACTCTATTAAATATTGTATCATTTTTAGGTGTTATTCTTAAGCCATTAGGTAAAACTTGATTGCTTTGGAACATGTATTGCGTTGTCACGTCTGTGAGTGTTCCGTTGATATCAGAATAAATTGCAATAAAACTAATGCTACTGCCTCTCACGATTATTTGGTCAATTGGTAAACTTATCGCCACTGACCCACCAGATAAAAAAAATGTTCCGTTGTTAGCTACTAATTCGCCAAGTAAATTTGTGCCCATGTTTTTCTTTATATTGCAAATTGTCAGCCAAATGTTTAGAAGGCGAAATACGAGTCATCGGTATAGTACTCCTGGCGGATGTGTGTGGCAGCGTAGCGGATGGCATCCATGGCATCATCGAAGAGCTTCACGGGCTCATCTGTGATGATGTCTCCAACCTTTTTCCATTTGTAGTTCTCGTACTCCTTCTTGATGCGTGGGTCATCCTCACAGACCACACCGAATGTCTTGATGTTGTCGATGCCCTTCTTGACCACCTTGTTTGCGTTCTGAACGTCATAGCCAGCGTTGTTCATCTCGGCAATGATTTCGGGTCGTGCGTAGTCAGCCACGATGGTCACATACTTCTCGATGCCCAGGTTGCCCATCTTGTCGATGAGGTTGGTGGTGGTCAGGTAGCTCTCATATATGACCGGCTCGATGTAGATGTCATTGTCGCAGTAGTAGACTCTCACAAGGGCTGTCGGGTGATTGTATCCGAAGTCGAGCCCATAGACAAAGTTGACGAACCTTGCCGGGCGATGCTTGACGAATGTCCAGTTGGAGTAGATGTTGCTCTTGCTGATGGCTTTCTCTCCGAGCGCATAGATTTGATACAGCGCCTCATCGGTTCGCTTGAGGTCCTCAATTTGTCGCTTGATGCTATCGGGGAGGAATGGGTTGTCCTTGTACGTTGACTTGATGATGACGCTCTCCTCCATCGGTAGGTCATAGAGCCAGGATGATGACTCACTCGGGTTGTAGTCGAAGATGAGCTTGTGCTCGGTCCTCATGTTAAGCTGCTGAAAGTCCTCGAACCACAGCTCATTGGCTTCATTGCACCATCCGAGATGTCTCTTGCGACCCCTGATTTTTTGCTCATCATCGACTGAAAAGAACTCCACGATGCTTCCATTCGGGAAGGTGTAGATGTGCTCTGACTTGTTGTGGCTCGTCACCTCATAGATACCCATCTCCTTCATGATTTCAAAGAAGTCACGCATGACTGTCGCCCTGAGAGCTGGGAAGGTCTTGCGCACGATGCTGACCACATTGCCAGGATTCTGCAAGCAGTACACCACGATCATTTGGCATAGCGAGTAGGTCTTGCTGGAGCGGCTTCCACCCTCATTGATGATGAAGCGCACACCAGGGTCAGCCAATGCGGTGTAGTTCTTTTCGAAGATGACAGTGCTGTCGATTGAGATTTCAGCCATAGGTCAAAGTTTAGGCAATGCAGTAGCCATAGGACAGAATTCTCTCCCATGACAGCTGACAGCAAATATACTAAATATATTACTCTGTCGGTCTAATTATGTTCACCTTCACCTCGGAGATGCTCTGCCCTCCAGAAGTGATGTCAGTCTTTTCAGTCAGACCATTCAGACGCTGAGTGATGGAAGGGTTGTACTGCCCAGCCATACCTCCCTCGATTTGGTCTTGCTTGATGGTTGCCTCTATCGTGCGACAGATTGTGGCGTAAGCTGAATATCTCCCCTCGCTATTTGCGAAGTAATCTTCAACGCTCTTATGCTTCTCTGCTGCCCATGAGCGGAATCCAACCATTGTAAGTGGTCTCTCGAGCGGTACCGGAACTGGCTCTCCAGTCTTATTTGAAAGCTGATACTGGTATCTTGGATTGTCTTTGCACCATTTGCGGAACTCAACAAAGAGTTGCCACATATCTTCAGGTGTTTCTATGTGTTTTACTCTTCCCATTATATCAATCCTAATCCTTTAAGTTTACTTTCTGCCCAATCGAGTCCAGTCTTGCCACCCCATAGAAGGAATGAAACGTATCCACAGTCCTCTGGTGCTGAGTCCTCGAATGTAGGTTCTGCCCTGGATAGGTATGAGTACATTCGTTTGATTGTATCCACAGAGATTGGCTCCTTGTTTGCGAGCTGCTGTCCTCTGACCTTCCCGACTTGTGTGGCGCACTTGTTTCCGAGTTCTTTATTGAGCTCGATGCCTCTGCGTGCGTTGTTTCTCACGCTGTCAGGATAGTCTGAGTAGGTTTTCTCTGCGAATGCCTCTCTATATTTACTCAGTGGGTCCATTGGTTTTCTTTTTGCGTTTTGGTTTTGGAGCTTCCTCTTGCTCGATGCCCTCATACTTGATGCAGACCTCTGGTTCAGTTGTTGTCTCCTTCTCAAATAGATATCCAAATCCTATGCTGACATAGTACTGATATCTCTTGATATCTATATTGTCAACAACGACTGTCATGTTTCCGAGCGAGGTATTCTTGACGATAGTCTTGCCCTTGTATTCATCTTTTATTTTCATAGTGTATTGATTTAAGTGTGCTTTTTATGTCAGAGATTAAGTAGTGCGCTGACGTCACTGGGATGTTGAAATACTGCGCCATAGATCGTGCAGTTGTGAGTCCTTTGTCGAAGTATGCCTTTGCGACTGCAATCTTCACGTTGTCTGTGAGCCCATCTCGATAGATGTCCACCGATGACTTCCATCCCTGGTACTGCTGCTCGATGGCGATTTTGTAGTTTAGGTCCTCCCCATCATCGAAAGTGTCCGGAACTGCGAGTTCTGATGCCAGGATTCGCTCATCCTTGAAGCTGTTGACGTTCTTCCAAATCACCTGGCGCTTAATTGAGTTGAGAATATAGCTCTTTACCTTCCCGACATCCTCTGTATTGTCATTGATTTCGATGCAGTGCAGATAGGCATTGGAGATGACTGTATCAATCGTCAGCTTCGGATTGTACTTGGAGCAGAAATAGCGCGTATAGCGATATAATTCCTCATAGTGAGACGATATGTAGCGGTCAAGCGTTGCCTTCATACCAGTTGGTGAAGTCTTTGTACCAGATTTTGCGTCTGATTTGCGAGCAGAAGCATTCCTTGTCAGGCTGTCCGGTCTCGCTGACCTTGATTCGCTTGAGTTGGTTCAGCACTTTCTTGGTGAGACGTTCTTTCTCATCCATTTCTTGCACTGCTTTGATGTATTCTATTTGCTCTCTATCCATTCGCTGATGATGTAGGCAACCATCGCTGTGATTGCTGCCGTATATATATTGCCTGAGATTGCCAGAGCAGTCCAAAATGAGGTGCACTTCCAGCAACCAAAGCCAGCGTGAATGTAATCACCGAGCTTGGTGCTTGGAATCACTCTCATGAAAGTGAAGTCGATGAGCCAGTGCAGAGGTTCGAAGTTGGCAATGAGCCACCCGAGTGCGAGGTATGATAGTATCAGTTCCATAGGGCAAATATAGCTTTAAAAATCAATATGATAGCAACCACAGTCACGAGTATCATCGTGCCGAGTGCTGCGAGGTATTCTTTGTCTGGTTTCATTCTTCGTCTTTTACGATTTCTAATCTGCCATTGATTGAATAGCCAGTCAACCGAATCAACTGCTCAAGGTGATAAAGCAAGTCCTCAAGCTCCACATCCTCGTGTTCGAACTCATAGCTTGATTTATGTCCGTAGTGTGTTATTTCTATTTTCATTGTTCTTGTTTATCAATGTGAATTAAGAAACTTGTTTTTCGTTTTAATGTAGGGTACTGACTCAATAGCCATAATGTCAACTCATCTTGTTCTGAGTCATCAATATGAAACTCTGCGTAGGTATGTACTTTGTGTCCTTGTAGTATTTCGTCTTTTTGTAAATGCTGTGGAATCTCAGACAGCTTAATTACTGATTTTGTTATTGTCTTCATTGTTCTTTTTAAAAGGTTTGGTTGTAGTACATTTATTTCTACTAACCATTCTACTCCTTCTTTGTCTATTTCTTTCATTGTTCTTGTTGTTTAAAGGTTATTTATTTCGTGTTTTACTTGTTCCCAAAAAACGGGTGGTGCTATAAGATAACCTATTTCACTCCATAGGAAATCTGCCATACTTTTTTGTTGTTCAATAAGTTCATCAACTGCAATCAAAGCAAGTTTTTTTACAGTGCCTTTATAAACACGAATATCAGCTAATTCTATCTCAACTTTTGCAATTAAGTCAATTGCTTTTTCTTTTTCTTTTGTCATTGTTCTTGTTGTTTATAAATCCATACTGTATCAATTTTTTGACCATCTGTTTCAAGTCTATATTCTGGCTTTAACTTTACTTTGCTTTCAATCTTATCAATTGAAAAAATATCAAATAAAAAATAACCTCCTAAAATAATAGTTAAAATAAATCCTATTATTAATGTTAAAACTAATTTGCTTATTACTTCTCCCATTGTTCTTGTTGTTTAATTTAAAAAAGCCTTTTTCTCGGAAGGCTAACCTATCTCCCTACGATGAGAACCGACTTACTCGGTAGGCTACGTTCCTCACGTCTGAGGCATTTGTTTTACATCTTGTTTTAAGATATGTGGGAATTTTTACCCCTTATCCTTGTTTGATTTGACTTCACTCTTCAGCTTCTCGATATACAGCGTGGCATCCATCAGCTCTTCCTGGAGGTGATTCAACCAATCGGTTAGATTCAAGTCATCACGATCTAAAGTGCGCCCATATTTTTTGATTCCGAGCTGGCTGCGCTCATAATACTTCGCCAGTACCTTGAGCACAATTGGGTCAGTTAAGTGCTGCTGCTTGGTCATAGAATTCTTCTGGTGTTACTTCGGAGATGTGAACTTCATCCGAAACGGTTAGTACTATGCAATAAGAGCACCCCTTGAGTTCATTCAAGAGGTCCTCCAATCGCTTTACGATGTTGTCAAGTCCCTCATTCCTGGTGCCGATATATCCGATGAAGTATCTCATTTCATAAGGAAGTTGAAGGCTTGAATATAGAACTCATCACCCACCCCATTGCCTCTCATAAATCGGTTGACAGTGTAGTAATTGATGTTCATATCTTCAGCCAGGTGAGTCATCTTGTATCGGCTTGAGAGTCGGGACCTCAACTCTTTGTAGATGAAGTCCCGAATGTTCTCGCCATCAGAAAGGTAAATCGTCATCGATTTCATCTGAGATTGGTTTTGATGGTGCTGCTGCGATGCGGATATCCCATGCATTGAGGCTGACATAATACTTGCCGTTGTACTCACGACCTCTCAAGTCAAACTTGACCTCACATTCTTGACCGACTTTGGCTCCATCAAGGAACTTCACTCGCTCATTGACAGCTTGAAATTGTATCAGCTGTGGATATTTGTCACCGATTGAGAGCACAAACTCTCTGATGTTCATTTTCTCACTCACTTGTTTGGCTTCACCGAGTAGGTGAATGGTGCCTTTTGCTTTTAGCTCTTCCATTTTTATTTGTTTTTAATTTTCCCTTTGTTGTTTATTATCTAATTGTTCAGCAGTCCATTTCTCATATAGCTTGAGACAGTGCTCGAATCCTTTGATAAATTCTGTTTTCTCATTATTATTCAATAAAAGCATCATTTGTAAATGACCAAACAATGACACACCGATATCCAGGTCATCAAAGTTCTTTGGATTGATTGGTTCGCATCCCATATCACTTATTGTTTAATTGTTCGTAGTATTCATGATATAAATCGGATGCTTCTTTAAGGCGAGCAACCATCTTTGCCTCGATGTCCTCATCTCTATCGTACCAGAGAGCTGTGATGCGTTTCTCAGGATTGATATGGTCTACTCTGTGCAGCTGAAGATTCTCGTATTCATTCAAGAACTCATCCCAGGTGGTCACCATGCAGTAGATTAGCTCAGCACATGGCTTATCATATAGCATCATGTAAGCTCGGAGCTGCCATTCATATAGTGGATTGACTGCATCTTCCACAAGTGCCGGGAATGTATCGAGTGACCATGATGTTTTCACATCAATTATACGCTGCTCGATGACGATATCAGCAGTTCCGATGAGATAGTCATTCTCGATGGTGATATCATTCTTGACGTAGTTGGTGAATCTCACCGAGTTGATGAGGTTGATTGACTCCAGCTCTTGCTCTCTACCCTTCCAGATGTATTTGTTGTTGAGTTCTGTGGTGTAGTTATAGAAGTCCTCCTTTGCACACTGCTTGATGTAGCTCTTGGCTGTCTCTCCCATGCTGTCCTTGGCTCTGCCATTGGTCATCAGCTTACCGATTTGCGATGGATGCCATTTCATAATGCGAGAGCTTTGAGTTGTACTTCAGTGAGTGCATAGTTGGAAGCCAATTGTTCTGCTGTATATTTGCCAGCTTCGATTGCTTCGAGTGCTGATTTGAATCGCTCTGCATTGATCGTTGGCTTTCCTTTCTGTGAATCTGCTGCACCATTGCCATCATCGTCCACAGCTTGAAGTGAGAGCAGTGACTGCAATGTACCTCTTCTGAAGTAAGTGACGGCAGCGAGCACCTTTTGTGGGTCTGTGATGACTGGAAGGCTCATGAATGACTCGATGACCTCACCAGAATCGATGTCGATGATACGAGTCACCACATCATTGCCCACCACTGGCTGCAAGAGAAGCAGTCCATGCTCGTGGAGGATTGGCTCCACCGTTGTGAGCAGCGCATTGATGTCAGCATAGCTCTTTTTGAAATGAGGATTCGTTGCATTCTTAGCAACCTTTCCAATCTGCTGCTTGGCAGCGTGTAATTTTTGCCAAATGTTCATTGGCTCTGCGAGTGTAGCCTCCGCTTTCTTTGTACTCATAATTGTTGTTTTGAATTGTAAATATACTGATTTATTTGATTGATTCGCAAAACTGCTCATAAAATTGCAAAAATCCTTCAAAATCTCTTGCAATAACGTACACACCACCAGCTTCCTCGATTGCTTTCTGGTATGCTTTCTGTGCATCTGACTGTCTATCCTTGCCATACTTGACCTCAATCTTGACTGAACGTCCCTTGATTGTGGCGGAGATATCTGCCGAGCCTGGTGTGCCGGTGCCCTTGGTCCACTGCCCACCGATGGCGACTCCATCAGTGCGGTATTTCTTTCGATAGACTCCCATCGTGTTGATTCGCTCCGCTTGGCAGTTATTGAACTGAAGGAATCCGATGATTGATTTGGTCAGCGCATTGGCTCCGTTGTCATTCCATTGGTCCAGGGCGATGAGATGCGGTGGGATGGTTGGATATTTCTCCATCTTGTGCTTTAGCTGGAGGTCTTTGAGTAGTTGTCGGTGTTGTCGTGTCATTGTTCGTCATTTATAGTGTTATCAACCTCTACTTCTTCCAAGGCGCAGTAAAGAATATATAAACCTTCTCCGAATATGTTTTGAATGGTTTCAGTGCTGTGTATTAATCTAATCGCCTTAAGTAATGCGTGCGCATCGTTTACTTGTTTAAATGTTGCTTTCATTGCTTCGCTTTTTCGTTTAACTCATCCCAAATATCATCATCTTCTGGAGTAGGTTTGGGAGTTCCTGACTCGAGAAGGAAGTATCTGCCGTTGTGATTGCGCCCTTTGGTGACGTTGTAGCCTTTATAATCAGCATACGACTGCACCCATTTGAGGAATCTGCGTGGCTCGAGCTCCTTGAATGAGGTGAATTCCGATGTGAATTCCTGAATCTTGGTGCCGTTGTAGTTGTATATGTCAAGAGGTAGGTTGCCTTCCTCCACCCAATCAAAGAAGTCCTTGCACGTTGACTGGATGAGTCGCTTGGCATCTGCGTTGATGCTGATGGCTTTCATCAATCCATTTGTCAGGTACTTCTGAAGGTTCTTGACCATATAGTTGTCGAATTTCAACCAATCCTCATCACCCCAAGAGTCGAATAATAGGCGACCATACTCATCGAGTGGGCTGCGCTTGGAGTGAAAGTACTGATAGAACTCCAGCTCATGCCTTCTGCGATCATGAGAAGAGCCGGCACCACTGATGACATAGTTGGTTGTGATTACAATTTTTGGCGAGCGGTTGAATGGAATGAATATCTCATCCTTATTCTTTCTGTTGACGGTGATTCCCTCAGTGATGAGGCTGAAGAGCTGCTCGAAGTCGAATGCTTTACGCACATCATCGAATGCCAGAATCTGCGTGTCCAGGTTGACTCGCTGATAAACGAAATCAGACTTAGATGGATTGAAGCTCTTTCCATCTATCTTGACAACTCTGCGCAGATTGCCGAGTGCTGCCAACATGAGTGACTTGCCTGACCCTCCATTTGGGTTGTCATCGATTTCTTGGTCATTGAAGATGATTGCTTTCTGGTCAGTTTTGTCCTTGAAGGTGTGCATCAGGTAGCCGAGTGTGGTCTCCAGCGCATCCACTCTGCCGCTGTCATCTGCTGATACCTTGCTGACGAAATCTTGAAAGTCATTGGTGCAGTCATCCAGTAGAGTGAAATCTCGCTCGATGATTTGATTCTCCCAAATGTAGCCATCAACATCGATGTAGCTCTTGAGCTCCACTTTGTTCTTGGATATCTTGGCAACACCATTCTTGAATGGGATGTATGATGCATCCTTGCTATCCTGGAGCATCAGTATATTGATGCTATCAATCATATTGATGAAGTTCTCATTGAATAGGAATGCATTCCTGGAGCAGTAATTCCAGACATCCATTTCACCCTTGCTCTGTAGATAGTTCAGTACAAAGTCCTTGATTTGTTCTGCCGATGATATTCGAACCTTGTTCTCTTTGACTCTGACAAAGGTTGGCTTCTCAGCATTCTCAGGATAGTATTTGTTGAATCCGTTCTTGACCAGGAACTCAGCGTAATTGGATGGCTGTATTGTTATCTTTCCATTCTCATTGACTGACCAGAAGATATCGTCTCCAGTCTGAATCTCTTTCTTGATATCCTCAATGACATCCTCTCGCACATTCAGCTGCTTCTTGATATCATCGTCAGGGATGCCGCTCTTGAGCTTCTGACGCACTCTCTGGAAGGTATCTTTATCCTCAAAGTATTTGATGCCGTAGGTAGCTTTTTTGTAAGCCGAGCGAATGGTTGTGACCATCTCTTGCTCGCTGAAGCTGGAGCCTTGAGCATACTTGGTCCAGATGTATTGCTCTGCTGTATCCTTGCTGATGCCATACTCGCATAGCACAGCTGCCAATTTAAACACAAATTCATTGCGACTGCCCTCTTCAAATTGACATCCATGGTCAAATCGCTCAATCAAGCTGATGATTTTGTCCTCATCTGATAGGATGCAGATGGGAGTGCGCTCGGTGTAGCTGAATCCTTGGTCTTGCTCGATGCCTTCGAATACCTGGCAGAACTCATTGAAGTAAATGTCAGGGTCATAGGATTCAAAACAGACTCGACTGACGTTGCTGTTTTTGGTATCGAAGTATTCGCTCTGGAAGTACTTGCCGAATGCAGTGAATCTGCGCTTGTGCTCGACCTTATCTGATTTTGGTATTCTGATGACAGCTTTCAAGCCATTGCCAGATGGTGAGGTGAACACCATCATCACATGGGGGTCAGCAATCAGCCTCTTGCGTTCTTCCATCATCAGCTTCTTGGTTGGATATTGGTCGAAGTCCAGGATGCATAGACCAGAATGCTCAACCAAGCTGCTGTCATTTCGCTCGGTGAAGGTACCATTGAACATGATGGCATTCAATGACGATTTGAGGCGGTCATGCTCTGGGTCAGCCTTCTCAAGTGATCGTATGGTTGCCACCTTTTTGATGAGCTCCGGATTGCCGAGTCTTATGCGGTTGTAGACTTCTGTAATTGACAAAGAGAAAGGTGTCTCCTTGGTATTGAATAGGTTTTTAAATACTGATACTTGACTCATATGTCGAAAATTTTGTATGATTTGTTTTTTGATTCTTCCATTTGTCTCAGCTTCATGTATTCTCCATATTCTTCAAATGTCATTTGTCTGATTGTGTTCTTCATATTCTCCTTTCTGGTCACCCATCTCAAATTTTCAAGACGGTTGTCATCTCTGACTCTGTTGATGTGGTCGCATTGCCTACCTTTTGGATGACCTTCGAATGCCCAAAGAACAAGTCTATGCACATACTTTAAATTCTGCCTACCACATTGAGTCAATCCAACTTGCAAATATCCATAGATTGTGTAGGATGGTGTCAATATCCTTTCTTTTTTTCCTTTAAAAGATTTCACTCTTCCAAGGTTACTGACTTGATAGTCCAGGAATCCTGGAATATCTTTCCAAATTTCTACCATATGTAAATTTTAAGTAATAAAAAAAGCCTCATAAATCCATCGGGTCTCACTTCGATTTCATTATAAGGCTTCAATAATACCTTCAGGTTCTATAATGTGAGACCGAACCAGTTACAAATATAACGAATGAGTGCTGAAATGGTTGCATTTGTTTATATTTATTTGATTTTTGTTGACAAACGTGACGGTAAATGACAAAACGTGACGATGTGAAAATGCTTAACTTATTGAATATCTGTATTTTAATTGATTTCATGACGCTGACGCTCTCGAAAAAATTTTGCTTTTGAGTTCAAAGTGCAATTTATTAATATGGGCGGTAAAGGCGGAGCGTCATTTTGCGTCATATTGTCACACCATACAGCCCTTTTTTGATATCTTCCTGGAGCTTTCTCATCTCCCAAAATGACTCGCACTGGAGCACATCGAGCATCATATTTCGCTCAACCAAATAGTCCATGGCTGTGTATGCCTCAAATCTTTGACGTAGCTCATCTGTCATGCGAATGAATAGACGGTCTTTTTTCATTATACCCGCTTGCTTTAGTCCATATACAACTGACGAGTGGTCCATTCCAAATATCTTGCCTATCTCCTCCAGTGTTAGTCGATGACTGCGAAGGAATGTGAATAAATAGAATCGCTGGTATACCTTATGACGTACACGATTGTCGGAACCAGGTGTGAAGTAAAGGTCGTGTTTCTTGATTTCTTGATTCACTTCAGTGAGAATCTCTTGCATTGTTTTGTTCATAATTAAAAGTTTTGCTCCACCCATTGGCGGAATGATTGTTGTATTTCGATTTGTTGTTGGAAGATATCCATGTTGCCACCTTCCAGGATGGCTGCATCCACTCGCTGAATCTCTTGCAGCAGCATATTTGCTTTCTGCTTTATGACTCTCTTGAATACACCTTGATCGTTGAGGTCCTCGATGAAGTCACCGAGCACTGGAAGCACCCCACAGAGTGCGAGAAGTTTTTGTTCTTTGGTCATTTGATTATTTCGATTAAAAATTTCAACTCATCAATTGATATTTCTCTGACTAAATTATGATGTCTATATAGTTTTAGTTCATGCGTTTCAATATCCCAGTCAACTGCATAGCTGTGCTTTAATTTTAAGTGAACAATGAAGTAATTGTATCCCATGTGCATAAACCAAACTGGGTCATTTGATTCAATTCTTTTGAATCCAAGTTCAATGGCTTCTGTGTAAGTTAATTTTTTCATAGCGGTGTCACTTTGAATTTACCATCATTATATCGACCCGTCTCAATCAGGTCCATCTTTTTCCAGTATGCCAATGATTTGCTGGTGAATATCCACTCTTGCACGACTGCGAGCCCGATGTGGTATGTAAGTTTGAATCTCATATCTCTTGCATTTTGATTTCACAAATTCTGTTGTATAGATCGTGGTCGAATGATGTCCAGAATCGGTTGCGCTGGTAGTGACTAAATGCACCACCACTCGTCATCATCCTCTCTTGGGTCATAGTTGTAGCACTCGAAAGCGAACTCGTGGAAGTTCTCGGTTGCGCTGTCAAGAAGTTCTTGCATTGCCTCATCGCACTCTTTAAGGGTGAGGTCTTTAAGCCATTCGGTTGATTCAATAGTCCATTCTTCATAGTTGTTGTTTTTGTCAAAGCTGTAATTTAAATTAATTGTGCCGATGTGTTCATCATCCTGGCGAGTGTACACATCAACGATGATACTGTTGGCTGAGGCATTAGATGACTCCTCTGCAAACCAATACTTATTTTCCGTATTTTTCATGATAGATTCTGTTTACATATTTATCAAATGAAGATGGCAGCTCATAGCTCTGCTCTTGATAGGTTTGTGGGTCGATGCTTGGATGGTCCATCACTGGTCTTGATACGGTTGTCGTCAACCAAAATAAAAATGCAAGTCCGGCAACCATCACAGCTGCACCACCAATAAACTGACGCTCATCTTGGTTGAGGTCAGCGAATAGAAATTTAATTGTTTTCATTCTCTTCGATTGTATCTAAAATGTTTACGATTGCACCCCATCTCGCTTGGGTGTTTAGCGTTCCTCTGTCAGTAGCTCCGAATGCTGCACGCAATTCAAGAAGCTCGGTGTAGAGCTCAGCCTCTTGGGCTTTTAGTAGGTCGATTATTTGTTCTTTGTTCATAATAAATTGTTTTTGTTTCTGCGAATATACGCAACATTTGCAAATATGTTCACTTTTGTAAACAAATTTTTTATTTTTTTTCACATTTATTTTTGAAGTGTAAGGTTTTACCCTGATTTTGTGACAAAATTCGTCAGGTTTTACCCTTATTTTGTGACATGAGTACCCGAAAAGGTGCAATATAATGTGCATTTAATCGGAATATACCCGATTTGGTATAATATAATTGACAAAAAAGGGAGCCCGAAAGCTCCCCAAAACAACGTATTATGAATACGGCACTAAGTTACAAAGGAAATTTGATTGAATCGATAGACTTGGCGGTTTTTTTAGACTTATCTTCCTCATATCGGATGCATTCAATTGTAAGTATGCGCCCTCCAGTTGGCTTGATTGGAGCACCACGCTCAACGTGCCACCCTTTTGAGCCATCACCATACTCTTCCTTATATGTACCAGTGAGCATGAGATGGATGTCTTTGTGATGATGGCGATATCCGGTCTTTGCATGGAAGCTAACGGTGTCACGCACATCATTTCGGGCAGCGTTCTCGTGGATGTGACCCATCGTGAACACATCGAAGTCCTCATACATCTCAAGAGCACGAGTCAAGTTGAGTGCTCCCTTGGTAACTACACCACCACCACCACTGCCGTGAAAGTATTTGATTTTTGTAGTCATCTGAACATTGCCGCTGAATATTTGGCGAATAATCAGCCAACCACCATATCCGCCAGTGAACACATTACTCCCAGCTTTGTAGTTGAGTAGGTCAACGAATCGCTGTAGAAGGTCGGTCTCTTGGTGTTTGATGATTGCGGTCTCGTGGTTGCCGTATCCGATGACAGTCAGAATGTGAGCATAGGGAAGAAACCACTCAACAGCGGTCTCAACCACTGAGTCGAGGTACTTTGCATTGTTGTGCTCTGGTCGGATATCGGACTTGTTACCTCTGCGATCACCCTTACCTTGCATGAGGCAGAACATATCGCCATTTATCATCACCGGGATGTTGTGCTCAAGACAATAGTCGAGGTCACGCTTTAGAATCTTCCAATCACTTTTGGGATTGTCCCAGTGGAGGTCTGACAGCATCGCTATCTTTACCAAGTTGCCATCGAGCTGGAGCTCGTGTATATTCTTGGCATGTTTTTTTAATATCATATATTGAATTTAGAGTATCTGAATAGATACATTGTTCCCATCCCAATCACAAAGCCGAGAATCAGCACCCAAAAAACGGGCTTTTCTTTCTGTGATTTGTACTTTGCCACCTCAATCTTCTGCACCTGGCGAATGGTGTCACGCTTGAGCTTATAATGAATGCGCTCCTGGTACTTTGTCAATGGCACAAAAGACGTCTTGTAACGCACGATTGTGTCTTTGGTGGTGTGATAGTACTCGTACACAATCTTATTGTCTACAATCACCGGAAAAGAGTCCACTGAAGTGATACGGATGGTATCAGCTACGCTGTCGCATCGGTATCCTTTCTTCATTGCTTTGCGCACATGATAGTTGGCAGTGCAAGATGTCGCAAATATTGTCACAATTAGTGACAGAATGGTGACTAAATTCCTCATAAGCTCTTTAGCATTTCAATCATTCGTGGGCATGGATAGATGTCACTCTTGTCCTTTCTGACCGAATTGTGAGTATATATGCCAGGAGTGCCCATGAATGCCTCCTTATCAAGTGAGAATATCTGCTCTCTATATTCATTTGGTATGCCATATGTCTTGCACAAATACACCACCAATTGACGAGTGCTTTCGATTTGAGCATCTGTATATTTATACCAGTGCTTGAATCCCTTGAATGGTTCGTCCAAAGTGGTGACCATAGAGTCAGGCACTCTGGCACCAACATAGTTGTAGAATTTACCATCCTTTTCCTTGAGATATCCCCAGTTGCATACCTCGATTCCAACAGATGTCTTGTCAAGATTTCGATATGGCGCACCTTGACCTTTGAATTCTGATTTACTGATGCCGAGATGCCATGCCCAATGCTTGGAGCTGAAGCACTGCACAATCAATCCATCCTGACCAACCACAAAAGCAGTGGCTACTCTGTCGCTGGTGCCATTCCAATACCTACTAACTGCCTCAGCATTGCCGTTGCCAGCGGTGTGGTGTAGATAGATTTGATTCTTGGCTGATTCCTCTGCAAAGAACTGCGAATCTTTGAGCCTTACTTGCTTGATTTTGGAGATGTCTAATTCCATAGTCTTTAAAAATATACCCCGACAACAGTATCATCGGGGGGTTCTCTGTGTTCGTTTATAGCGAGCAGTCGAGTGGAGTTACTTCCAGCTGTCGAGTTCTTCTTTTGATCGTGTGACGAATTTACGCATCGCAGCCAGGATGTTCTTGCCCGTCACGCTTTCATATGATTCGTTTATACTTTTGACTTCCACTATCACGCAAAAGAAAGCCACAAATTTTGTCATGATGAGCTCCACAGAAATGAAGTGAGCGATGATATCACCAGCGATGTACTTCTCAATCAAGAATGTGAATATGATGCCACCAGAGTAAAGCAGTGACTTGCCGATTGTATCGGATAGCCTTCGAGATTTGAATGCTTTCCATCCTCCTTTTGTAACGCTGCGCCATACTCCAAATATGGTGTCAATGAATATGGCAAGAATGGCAATCAATACCATTGGTTGTACTGGTGCGAGTATGGTGAGGAATGAAGCGGTCAAAATAAAAAGGCTGTTTTTCATCAGATTACGAGAATTTGATTGTTGTATCCGTTGTTGCGTGGGTAGCCGCAATTCCATACACCATCCATGAAGCAATCACCGATGCACTGATTGCATTCGATTTGTGGTCGAAGGTCAGTGTCACGATTCTCATGGCTGATGAAGATAGGATATTCTGCTCGGTTTTTCACCAGGTATCTGATGAGGCGCATCTCAAAGAATGAAGCCTTCTGTGCATAGTGCTCCATTCCGAATGCGACCTCACTGCGAGATACGCTTGAGCTATTATCTCCGAATTGAGTCTGGAGTCCTTTGTTCTTGAGCTGATATGTCAAGCCAAAAACTGCATCTTCAGCAGACCTCCATGCGATGACCGGCTGAATGAAAGTCACGAGCTGCTCCTCTTCAGGAGTCAAGGTCTGGTCATTGTATGCCTCGAGCAAATGGTTGTAGAATACGGTACCAAGTATCGGCATCACTCTGAGCTGTGCTTGAGTTGCCACATATGGGAACACATCAGTCACATCCACATTGGCGGTGATTGGTGTGTTTGTCTTGAGATAGTTCTCTGTAATAAAGTACAACATTAGAATTGAGGTATTTGAGGTTGTGCTGCTGCTGCTTGTGCTGCTGTGACGTCACCACCTTCAATCGGTGGGAGTGATGCCAGTGCTCTGACCTCGTTGGTGGTCATCTGCTCGAGTACTTTGGTGGCAACCAATGGGCTCATTGCGTTGAGTGCATCAGATGTTCTGCTCGCATCTCCTTCGATTTCAACGATTGACTCATTGATGATTTGGAAGTTGTTGATTTTGAAGTCAGCAAATCCGAGCTTGGCGATGTGTAGAATCTCATTGAAGATATCTTGCACTTGCTCACGCAATGGCATCACGACATTCTTTTCAAATATGATGTATGCTTGCTTGATATCGCTACCAGAACCAAGTGAGCCAGTGGTGCGGACACCCATCAAGATTGGGTCAATGGTGTGAGCGAAGCAGATTTGCTCTGTGTTCAACGCAGATGCTTCCTGGAAGAGTTTGTCATTCGAGTTGGTTGGAATGCTTTCAATCTTTGGAAGCTGGTCTTGTGAGTTCGCAAAAAATGCGGCAGTCTTTCCAGCGTTCTGGCTTCCCTTAAGCTTGTCGATGGTGTTTCTCAGTACGTTCTTTTCTTCTTCTGATTGCGGACGTTTTGGGAACATGATCGCAAAAGATGGGAAGATGCTATTCTGAATGTTGCTCTTTGCAAAAAATGAAAGGTCGCCACTCAAAAATGCGAAGTTAAGTGCAGAGCTGTACTTTGGAAGCGGATACCAATCTTGTCCAAGTGTCTCAACCTCATAGACAAATAACTGCTCTGTGTCAGTGCAAGTCGGGTGATGACGTTTGATTTCTTGAACGTTGATTCGAGCCGACCAATCCTCACAGATGAAGTACTGATTGTGCTGACGTCCACGTCTCACTTTCTCTGGCGATACGTTATGAGCTCTCTTGAGCTTCATTTTGTCATCAAATACCAGGCGAAAGTATACACGATTGTGCACAACCAACTGCTCAGTGACTGCTCTTGCAATCTTTTTGATGTTGACTTTCTTTTCGAATGTGTAGAGGTCAAGCAAATCTTTGGCAGTTGCGCCCTCAACTTTGATGTCGAAGCCACCACCGATGACAGCATTGGTCTTATAGTCCACGATGGAACCATGAAGCGGTGAGCTGAACACCATTTGATTGAGAAGCTCTGGATACATATTGTCCTGACCAAATGGAATCCATCCAGCAGTGGTATATCTGCCGTTGACGTATGGCAAAGAAAGGTTTGCGCCACCAACTTTCAAGAATGGTGTGCTGAATGCCTCATAATTTGGCGAGATGACTTCCATCTCTGCTGGTTTTTGTGCTCTGAATCTATCGAATATGCCCATGATTAATCGTAAATTGATGATGTCGATGCGCCACTCACAACCATTCTGCCCTCCTCAATGACCACTCCAGTGGTGTCACTGATTTCTGTGGGAGGTATGGTTGATTCGTACACCGAGTATGTATATTGTCCCTTCATTAGCTCGACATCAACTGGCTCATCCAGGTAAAAGAGATTGAATCTCTCTGGATAATCAGACTCGTCTGGTGCTGTGAAGAGGATTGGGTCGGATGTTGGGTTCATTTCGTTCTGAAAAACGAACAAATAAAATGGCGAAGTCAATGTCGACACCTCTGTCAGTGTCAGCACAATCGAATTCACCTCTCCCTTGTTTATGTAAATCATTTACTTATATTGCAAAAGGGTTAAATTTTGTTCACAAAAAAAAAGCCACCCGGTTGGATGGCTCTTTGTAGTAGGTTAATTAAGATTAAGCAATGACAGCATTCACAGCAGCTGCTTCAATCTCGTATGCAAGGAAGTCATTCTCTGCGATCAATGTCACAGAGTATTTGCTACCATCTGCACGAGTTGTTCCAGAACCTTCACCCACAGCACTCAATTGAAGATATGGGAAGTACCAGTACTTTCCGTTCATATCCTTAACGATTGCGTTGAGGTATTGTTGACCAGCACCCAAGATTTTGATTGCTTGAGATTTGTCCTGGTCTCTGCGGTGGAACATCAATGAGATTGTTGCAGTCACATAAGATGAACCGTTAACGAGGTCGATGGCAGCATCTTCAACATAGCTTCCAGTGTTTCTGCGTATCTCGAATGGAGTATAGTCAGGAGCACCACCAGCTAAAGTGATAGCATCGATTGTCCATGTGTTGGTTGCATCCAAAGTGAATGAAGCAATATTGTCTTGCTGATTAATCCAAATCTTCTCGATGCCACCACTATTGTTGTCGCACGATTTTACGATTGTTTCTAAAGCTTCACAAGCCATAATATTTTTGATTTATCAGTTTGAAAAATAGGGGGGAATTTCACCCCCCGAAATCTATTAAGAGTAGAGAACTACTTCAGCACCGTTAACGTGAACGAAACCAACTTTCATGTTGGCACGAGTACGGATGTACGGCTCAGCAACTGTGTCAGAAAGGTTGACAGCTTTCAACGCTTTGTCATCACCTTCAGCATCGAATGCATAGATAAGGTTGTCTTTCAAAGTCAAGACAGCTGTGTTTGCTGGCATACCTTCACAAACAACAACTTTCACACCAAGGTAAGTCAATGCCAATGGAGTAGTCACATATGTCATGGTGTTGCCAGTAGCAGCAGCCAATTCGTATGCGTTAGCGATGTTTGTAGAAACATACAAGCGAAGGTCAGCTTTCTTGCGGATGATGTCAGCTGGAGCAGCAGCGAAGATTTTCGCTAACTCAGCCAATACATTCGAAGATGTTACAGTTGTATTATCAACGTCAACAACAGTAGCGTCAGCCAATAAGCCTTTGATGTAACCATCGCAAAGAGCTAAAGTAGCATCTTGGCTTGCTGTGTTACCTTGCCAACGGATAAGCTCGATGTCCTCACCGATTTGCTTCGCCATTTCATTCCAGTAGAAATCCATGAAAGATGCAACTGTGAAGTCACCATTTGAACCTTTAGCCATTTGAAGGGCGAGGAATGATTGCTCAAGGTCGAATTGACAGATTTGAGCCATAGCACTCAATGCACATACATCGATTTCAACTGCGCTCAAGTCATCAGTTGGAGCATCGAATGGGCAAGAAGATGCTTGCAATACATTACCAAAAAGCACAGTCGCTAATTTGGTTTTTGATTTCACACCTGGTAAAAGGCGGTAGTTGTCAGCGATTGATTCTTCTGCTAAATATGCTTTAGAGTAGAATGCCTCTGGGTTCGCTGCCAATAGAGCGGATGCGTCAACATCCAAATCGAAACGGAGTTTTCTTGACATTTTTATTTGTTTTTTATTGATTACTGAATTGTTTAAATGCGGCAAATTTTTGGCTCATTGTAGCCTCGGCAATTTGCTCCTCTGCCTTTTCTTCTTCTTTCTCTGCGTACATCTCTTCCATCTGATTGCGAAGGTCAGCGATGATGGCAATCAATGCCTTCTCACGCTCCTCAATCACTGGCATCACGATTGCAAGAATTGCTTCTGCGTCTGTTGCTGGGTCGATAGCCATTGCCTCCTCGGTAGTGGTTGACTCTTCAGTTGTCTCTTCAACTGTTGTGTCTTCCATTGCTACTGGCTCAGCAGCCATCTCTTCTTCAACCACTTCAGCAGTTGGTTCTTTTTCCACCTCTTTGATTTCAACAACCTCGCCGTCTTTCACGACATAGATTTTGTCCTCAATGGTGTGTTCTCCATCAGGTAACTTCATGTTATTTAGTTTAATTTGTTCCGATAACTTGAGACCAAGGAAGCCTTCAATGGAGAAACCAACTTGACCCTCTTCAACCAATTTGTTGTAGTATTCTGGGTCAGTCACTTGAGCAGTCACCATGAGAGTTCCTTCTGGTACCTCGATGCCAAATGTGCTAAATGCTTTGTCTTTGGTTGGGTTGTCCACGATCCATGTTTCAAGGATGTAGGCTGGTACCTTCTTTTCTGTATCATGCTCCAGGTTGAAGATGTCACGATTGCGGAGGTCAGCCATAAACTTAGCATGAATCTTCTCGATAACATCAGCGGTGAACTGCACATAATAGTCACCCTCCTCAGAATCTCTGCGATAGATGTCCATTGGTATCATGGCTGGTGCAGTGATGCGATACTTCACATCGTCAGCAAAAAGCATTTTCTTCTCGCTACTGAATGCAAGACCCTTCACCTTTATGGCTGGCATATTGGTGAAAGCAATCATTTCGATTCCCAAATTCTCGCCATCGGAGTATTCGTCATCGATGGTGATTTTGTAAATAGGAAGGTCTTTGGTCATGCTTATATTGCAAATTATTTATCTTTGTTCAAAAATTAGTATTATGATACAGATATTTAACCAGGAAATCCCTAACAAAATGAGTGAACTGACCATCGAGCAGTTCGAAAAAATCAGCCAAATCCTAAACAATCAAGACTTCGACAACATCGAAAAATATGTTGAGATGTTCAAATATCTTGGCATCAAGGAAGAGATGTGGGATGACTACCCGTTCAGCGAGTTCATCAAGCTCGTGCAAGATTTCAACCTTGACTCATACACACCGAATGAAGCGCAGACAACCATTGAGTTGGATGGCTACACCTATGAGGCGAAGATGAAGCTGTCAGTGAAAGAGACCAAGCTCATCGAGAAGATTGTCAACACCAAGCCCAACCACTACATCAGCGATATCTTGGCAATCATGTTCAAACGAACTGACCTATCCAACACCGAGCACTTCACCGATGCTCACCTCAAGCACAAAGCAAAACTATTTCGTACACAGAAAGCAGAGCTCTGCGTTCCTTACATTGTATTTGTCACCGAGAAGATAGCTGAATATGCCCAAGCCAACGCTGCCCAAGGGGTGGAATCAAGTCAGTCTTGAGCAGTTCATTGAGCTGCGCCAACTCAAAGCAGAGGATGGTGCGTTCAACCACAACATTGATATCCTCTGTGCGCTCACAGATGCCATACCAGATGACTTCGATGACCTCGACATCGCAGAGGTAGCCGATATATTCAAGGACCTCCAGTGGCTGTACACTGAGCCGAGCAAATTGTACACCGATAGGATTGGCAAGTTCTATCTCAAGCCAATGACTGACCTGACTCTCGGTGAGTTCATCGACCTGGAGTACTATTTCACCACTGACTACATTCAGTATCTGCCAAACATCTGCGCTCTGCTGTATCGCATACCATCACTTGTGGAGGACAATGTGGTCGCAAAGTGGGAGTCAACTGATTTCAAGACCTCAAGTCGTGTGCACTACTTCCTGGACCAACCAATCACCAAGATGTATGGTGTGCTGACCGAGTATATCAAGTTCAGAGATAACTTCATCACCAGCCACAAGAACCTGATGACCGAGCAAGTGGTGGATGACATCGATGACATCACTGACCCAGAAGAAAAGAAGGAAGCGGAGCGTGAAAAGTCCTCACAAAAATGGGGATGGGAGCAGCTCATCTGGTCAATGTGCAACGGTGACCTCACCAAATACGACCAAGTGATTCAAATGAAGCTCGTGCTTGTGTTTAATTTCTTAGCGATGAGAAAAGAGCTGGAGATTTAATAGTCCAGTGCGTAGTTGAAATCCCCATACAGCGGCACAAAGTCATAAATCACTTTAGGTTTCCTGCGCAACAAATTGCCGAGCTCTAAGATAGGGAACTTCTGAGCCAAATCAGACACATAAAGTCCATACATTTCAGCAATCAATCCATTCATCTCAAGAGAATCATTGAATTTTCTAACCAAATGGAATGGTGCAATGGTTGCGGTGCCGTTATTTAGATACCCAAAATAGTAGGCAGCGAGAATCTCAACACGAATGTTGCCCTCTGTGGTCACCTTGGCATTGATACGCACCGAGTCATATAGCGTATATGTGTCGATGAGTGCTTCATCCTTGATGACTTTCTTGAGCGTGTTGGCGACTCGCCTTCTGAGAGGATATTTGAAGTTATATTCGCCAGTGTTTTTGTAACGTGCCATTACTTATATTGCAATCAGTTGCCGATTTGTTTAGGAATCTGGCAATCAGTCCATGAATCCATGGTGAATGTGATGGTCATCAACCATCCAGCAGCGTAGTCGAGGAGGTCATTGTTGAGTGGCACGAGAGCTGGCACACCAACCACATCAAAATCACGATCATTGAGATTGAATGTGTAGTTGAGATATAGGTCCATGAGAATCTGATGGCAGTCACTCAATATGACATTGATGTTTGCACGGTCCTTTTGGATGATGTCAAAGCAATAAATCTCAAGCGTGAAGTCATTCGTGTTCTCGGTTGGAATCGCATCCACCGGCACGATGTATACGATAGGATACTTCTCATCTTTGGTGGCGAAGTTGAAGAGCTGCTCCTTGAAGTCAGAGCCCACCTTTTTGACTTGTAGATGGGCGTTATAGAATGCGATGATTTCGTTGATGAGTGCTTGATAGCTTATCATAGTACTGAATTTTTCATGATTTTGTTGACCTTGTTTTGTGTAGCTGTCATCTCTGTTTCACTCACCACAGCTGTGACGGTGATGTTTTGACTTGACTCCATGCCCGTTGGTGAGGTTACGTTGTTGGCTGCATTGCCTTGACCGAATAGGTTGCCAGGAACGAATGAAGGAACGGCTGAGTTGCCCACACTTGCAGAAGCACCGCCTCCACCTCCACCACTTGGAGTCTGAACCGATGCGCCGCCACCACCCATGAATTTGGATATTGATGATGCCACGATTGTACCGATTGAAGTTGCTGCACGAATCTTGGCACCGGCAGCAGCAGCTGAAGCGAGTGCGAGACCACCATCAGGCAATGCTTTCCACAATGGGTTGGCATAGTATCCAGATATCTCCTTCTGTGTGTTGACGATAATTTCACCGATGGCGAGTGCTTTGTCTACCAAGAATAGTGCATTGGCGAGCTTCTTGTTCTCACCAGCTAATTCAGTGAGTCCAGAGATAAGCCCTTTGGCAGCTCCGAGCTTCGCTTGAGCGAGTGATTCCTCTGCTGCGATGACAGCCGCATTGTATTTCTGCTGTTCCTCGAATGATGCCATGTTGGCCTCACCTTGAATCTGAAGAGATTTGGTTCGGGTGTCGACCAATCCCTTGACTATATCAGTTGACTTTTTGGTCTCAAGTCTCGTGAACTCATCAGCACCAGCTTTGCGGATGTTGTTGATTTCTAAATCAAGAGCCTTCTCAAGAGCGGTGATATCTTGCTTGTATTTTTTAGCCTCTGCGATGAGCTTTGCATACTTGGCTTTTGCGTCATCAATCTCTTTTTGCTCTTGAGTCTTATTTGAATCAAGTACCAATTTGTTGGCAGCTGCAATCTCTGCTTGAATTGCCGCCTTTCCTTCCTTGTATTTCTTGGCTGCTTCAACTGCTCTGGCTTTTGCTTCCTCTGCTGCCTTGTCAGCTTTGGCTTTTGCTTCAGCTTGGTCAGCTATTTCAATCAACTGACGTTCTTTCGAACCATCCTTGATGAGCTTATTCTCCTCCTCAATGCGCTTACGCAATGCCTTTCGTCTCTCGATGCTGTCCTTGTCTGACAATCCTTTGAGTTCAGCATATTCTTTACGAGCAGTTGCAAGTCTTTTCTTGGCAGCATCGCTGACGGATTTGGATTTCTCAAGCTCGAGTTGAGTGGTGTCTTTGCCAGCTGCTTTTGCTTTGGCGATCTCTATATCATATTGGTCGGAGATAGCAGCAGTGCGCTTCTCTGATGACTTGAATGCCTTCTCATTGGCTTTCTCAATCTTTCGAGCGTTCTCTTCAGCTGCGTAGCTTGTGAGTCCTATGGTATCGGTCAGCCATTTGAATCCATCAATCAATGCATTGATGGGAATCATTAACACATCAAGTGCTTTTTGTAGCACACCAATCTTATTCAACCATGCACCAATTGCAACTACGATGGCAGTGATGAATGCAGTGAGCAAGAAGATTGGGTTGGTAAGAATCTGCACTCCGAGCTTAACGAATGTACTGCCCAAAGTTGTGACTGTCTTTGTTAGTCCTTTGATAGCTCCAGTGATGTCAGCCTTGCCCAATGAGCCAACTGTTTTTTGGAATGTCGAAGCCTTCTCAGCAGCACCTTCAAAGTCAAGGGAAGCCAAGTCATTGCCAATCATTGCAAAGCTGTTGCTGACCGCTTCGAATTTCGAGCCAGTGGTGAATACAGCCACCTGCTCATTGGCATCCTTAATCCTATCCGCTACCTCACCAGCTCTGGCAGCGAGAGCCGCCATTTGTTCCGGGTCAGATGCTTCAGCAATGGCTGCCTTGAGTGATCGTAGCTCTGCCTTGAGTGACTGGACACCCGAGAGCTTGAGAGGTATTTCTATTTCATTAGCCATATATTCTGACTTCGATTGGTGAGTTTAATAATATGTCATCATTGTGCTGATGATTCTGCGTGTTGGTTGTTCTGACCACGATATGTCCATCGCTGTTGATGTATGCTGATGAAAGGTGGTCATGCTCTACATTGCCGATAATCACGAAA